TAAAAATTATAAAATATATAAATGTGAATAGATCACTGTATGTAACCATCGGCACCAGCTCCCTCCTAAGTAAAAGTCCGGCAGCTGACGTAGCACCCTTTGGCTCCCTGGGTAAGGTTATTATATTTAATACAGATGGGTCAATAAAACTAATTATTGAGTAGCTGTTTTTTCTTTTCATCAAATTCTTCTTGAGTAATTGCGCCCATGTCCAATAATTCTTTCAGCGCTTTGATTCCCTTTAACGCATCAGTGGTGTCTTTCGAGACAGATTGGATAGTCTGTTTTTGTTCAGGAAAGAAACGGAATCCTTGTATATAACTGTCGATAATTGTATTACATGCGATGACAATGCTGATATATTCTCCGGTATTGTTGTTTTTTAATTTAATGGTAGCAGGCGTAAATTGTTCCACATTTTGCTGAGTTGAAGTTGACATAGTTGTTGACTGGTATTTTTGCTTTTTCTTACCACCGGAACCTATTGCTGTGCCAACTATAGCACCTCCGATTCCGCCAACGGCACCTCCCATTGCAGCACCGGTAGCCATGGCGCCTCGGTTTCCACTAGATTGCGCCATTCCGTTGGTATTTGCAATAGAATTTGTTGTTTTTTGAAAACGTGGACCATTCCAAATGTATTCAAGCAAAGTGAAACTATCATCTATGTTCTGATTGAAATAAATAGTACCGTCTGATCGCTGATACATATTTGATACTAAGGGAGAATGTACTAAAGCGGCACCGGCAGTAATTCGAAATCCCACTTTTACCTGCATTCTTTGTTCTGCGATAATCTGTTTCTGAGTTTGCGCTTTTTCAATCTCGTTTTTTGCCATCTCGACGGTTTTATCAGCTGCCGATTTGATGAGTCCTTTAAAATCCATGATATACCTCCCATATAAGTTGTTTAGTGTTTGTTGTGCAATTCTTTCGCTTCTACAGTATTGTGAGTAAAAAAATCATCTTTTTGAATATGTCGCATTTCATGCAGATATGCCTGCATACGCTGTTCGTAGGAAAGACGTGCATTCAAAAAGATGCTAAAACTCCCATCTTCATTAATAGTTACGGTTGCCGGAATTGAATTTCCGAAGTCTAAAACTTGTACATTTACATCATCCAGAAGCCTCACCCCCTATATTATTGTCCCTTTTCTTTACGCTTCAAAGCCATTAACATACTATGGACTGTTTGCAGATCTTCAGGATCAGCATCTCTGGCTGCATCGAAAAGAAGGGAAAGTTCTTTGTTGTCGTAAATCTCCTGTGCAATTTTGCTGGTTTCCGGATTGAGATAATAATCCGGAGTATGTGTATTATCTGTTTCATCTATCAAATCAGATTTTTTGATATTAAAATAGTCAGCTAGTAATTGAACTTTTCCCATACGCGGTAGCGCAATACCCTTACACCAGGTATTAAATGTCTGCGGGGAAACATTTATTGCTTCAGCAACTTCTTTTTGTGTTTTGTCGTGCTCTTGCAGCAATGTTGTAAGATTGTTTGAAAAAATCATTTTTTGCTGTTCATCAGTCATAGTATCACCCCGCTTTCTTTAAAATGATAATACAATAAAATTTGAACAAAATCAACCAAAAGTCAAAAAAAGTTTGATTATGGTATTGACATCAAATTTAATTTGATTTATATTTATAACCAAGACAAGGAGGTGAAGAACGTTGGAGAAGCTACAAATTAGTTTAGCGGCGGCTCGAGTCAATGCAAAAATGACACAATATGACGTAGCTAAGGCGTTATCTGTAAGTAAACAGACAATTAATAACTGGGAAAATGGAAAGACAGAGCCTAAAATGCAGCAGAGTAGACAGTTAAGTGAGCTCTATAAGATTCCCCTAGACAATATTTTTTTGCCTAGGAAATCAAATTAAATTTGATATAAATTTTAAAGATTAAGAGGTGAAACAAAAATGAATGAACATGAAAAGCTTTTAGAAATGTCAAAACCATTAATTGATTATTTGAAAGAGAACTACCACCCACATACAGCAATTGTAGTTACCGAGGAGCGGGTGATGGTTGTTGAAACCAGCGTTTCGGTGCCGAGTGTTGATCCAGTATCGGAATCAGATCAGGAAACAAAGACGGATGGTAAAAATCCAATGAAGCTTTCTGTAGAAGAAAACGATGGAGGGTACAAAATCAAACTTGATGATAAGGAGCTTCGATATGTAGAAAATTACAATATTGATGTGAATTCAAGATTAGAACCAGGGAAAGCAAAACTTACGTTGGAAATGTTGGTTCAGAATCTGGATTAGAAAGGTAATGAGAGGAGGGGTAGAAGAGATGGAAGCCACAATAATGAAAATGTTGTCAGTCACTGCATTATGTGCATGCCTTAAGGGAGCAATGCCAGATCACAATCGAAATGTGGAGTTTATTTATATCGTGGTCATGCTGATGATATTGATCAATTATGTCAGATCGCTCATATCCTTTTAGGTCAGTGATCAGCAAGATATGAAACGAGGAAAATAAACATCAGCAAAGTTGTTAGTATCGAAAAAAGAGGATTAAATATCCAACAAACTAACGAACAAGCAATTAAGGGAGGAAGATTTAGAGTAAATAATCCGGCAATCATACGAAATTTTGATGAATACCGGCGATAGTTCAGACGATAAGCAGTGCTACGCAAAGGAATATGAGCTCGCTTGCAGAGTTTATCGTAGTCGTTAGATATATAGTTGCAAATGAGAGTCCAGTCGTCGATATCATAATCATTTATCTTACAGGAAAGCTTTTTGTTGTCAATAATTCGAGGCATATGTTGTCGGAGAGATGGATAGAGCAGGAGCGAGTGATCTTTTTCTATCTGGAGAAATGTTTCGATGAAGGGAGTTATATCTTGGAAAGAAACCTTTTTGTATAAAAAGGGTTCAACGCTAAGAAAAAGAGGATGATAGGCCAGTTCTAGTCGTTCTTTGGCAATTGGTGTTTGGCTTGAAAAATACTGATATGTCAGGGTGATAAAGCAAATAAAAAGTGATAAGGCGGGGCTGATTACAGAATTGAGTAAAGTTTCTAATTGCTGGAATGTTGGTAAAGACATTGTTATCTCCTTGTATTATATATTCTTTGAAATAGTAATTATAGGACAAATAAGATGAAAACGCAAGAGATGTAATGGATTAGTTGAAGGGGAGGGATCAACACCCGAACAACCCCATCAACATAGGATAAAGGGAAGGAGTGTGATAAATATGGCAAAAAAAGCAAAACCAGAGGTAAAGAACCGTTTTTTCATCCCACGGGATGGTAAATATGTCAACGTGGAAGATTTACCTCAGGAGGAACAGGACCTTATCCGGAAGAATTTCTCGGAACAGTTGGCAGACGCAATGATGGAGGGGCTTGGATATACCAGAGTCACACCATCAGGTAAAAAGACAACAGCATAAAGGCGAGCGGCAGGCATAGCAGGGGGCGTATCAGAATCCTTCTCCTATAGTAATAATTGCAGATTACCCCAAACAGAATGTTTTACAAACATATTAGATGCGCCCTCCGCTGTGCCTGCCGGACAAGCAGGAAGGGAAAGAAAATGAGTGCAAAGAGAGCAGCGATCCGCCGGGAGAGAAAGGAACGCCGGAAAGCGGAACACCGAAAGGCTCCGGACGGAGAAGCCAGAAGGGCAGCAGAGCAGGGCAGAATGGACGGAAGGACATTGGCTGCCTGCATTATCATCAATGTCCTCTATGATCAATTCGGTTTCCGCGATAAACGTCTTATGAGAATGGTGAAACAGATCAATCAGGAGGCGTTGAAGTTTGATCAGGAGGCAACAAGATTTAATCTGGAGTTCTATGCCGGCAGACTGCAGGACAGGATCCGTGCGGCGCAGATTAAACCCAGAGCGGAGAATCTGACAGAGACCATATATGCCAGCGTCCGGGATGAATATTTCATATCGTCCGGTGCTGTGATGTTTATGGTTCTGAATGAATATTTCGGATTTGCTTCTAACAACAAAGGAACAGGACGCACAGATCTGATCATGGCATATATGGTCAATGAATACATAAAAGTGAATCTGGATCCGGAAGGGCATGATGTGAAGTTTTATTACAGCAGAATGAAGGAAAAGACGGGTCTTGATATTTAAGACTGAATCAAAGAAAGGAAGACAAGATGAATTTATTGAGAAATAGTAAAGCGGAGAGACAGACAGGAAAGAAAGTAGTGAAGGTTGATGCGGAGTATTACAGTGATCTGCAGTGCAAGGAGTATTTGCTTGAGGCAGTTGCCAAGGTAGTTGTTGATATCGGTGACGAGAAATCAAAGCTGGAAAAAATTGCAGCTATTCTGCAGATCCAGCTTCCGCCTGAATTGGAGGGGTATATTGGAGGATTTTAGATTATTTTACGCCGCCGGTACCAAGCCGGCAGAGCAGGCGGACAAGCTTCCGCAGGAATGGCAGCAGAGAGTAGATCAGGAGGACGTCCCCTCGGTGCGTCCATATATACCGGCAGAGATGGAGTATATCGGCACGGTAGCCAAAGGACAGATCTGTTTTGATTATTATGTATTGCCGGATGGACAGCTCCGGCAGGAGTACCGCCGCCCGGAGCAGGATATCATCTTGTCGTACCGGGATGAGGAGAGTATGCAGCATGTCCGGCAGAGAGCAAGAAAAAAGAGAGCAGCTATCGCAGAGCCGCCCTCGGAAAATGTCGTATGACACCAACAATCTAATCATACGGCATAGGCGTTGAAAAGTCAAGGAATGCCAAGGGTTATAAGCCCTTTGGCGACCTTGTAATGAGTATTATAAAACGAAGCACAGAGGAACCATATGAGCCGTATGAAGAAAAAGTGTACATATCATCAATATGATTTCGAGGATGTGTACGGGAAAGAATGGAAAGTAAGCCCCCTGCCGGTCAGCAGAGACGGGCAGTTAAATATAGAGGATTGTTATGACAGCTCCGTACTGGGGGAGGAGTCCGAGGCGGAGAGGGTAGACCGCCGGATGAAAGCATTGGCATCCTGCCGGATCATGCTGCAGAGGATCATATCGGGAGATTATGTGGAGAGCAATATTTATCCTGTCTACTTAAACCGGAAGGATGTACCCAGAGCGGAGAAGTACCGGACCAGCAGAGAGACACAGAAGCGGCTGAATCAGAAGAACCGACAGAAGAAATATATCCGGATCATCAACACCAATTTCCGTGCCGGTGATCTGATCGTCACGCTGACATATAAGGATGGAGAGTATCCGTCTCTGGACCGTGCCCGGAAAGATATCAAGAATTATTTAGCAGCCATCGGCCGTTATCGAAGAAAGCAGGGGATGACGCCGTTGAAATATATATATGTGATCGAGTATGTGGATGGACCCACCAACAAGGTGCGGATCCATCACCATCTGATCATGTCTGCCATGGACAGAGATGTGGCGGAAAGCAAATGGACAAAAGGCAGAGTAGAGAGTAAGTATGCCGATCCAGACGATGACTTTGGACTGGAGGGCTTTGCCCGATACATCTGCAAGCTGGAATCAAACGGAAGACATCTGATCCAGCATTCCCGGAATCTCAAGAAACCGATCGTCCGTGAGAATGTGACCAAACTCACCCGCCGGAAGATGCGGGATCTGGTTCTCGCCGGAGCAGATCTGGGTCCGATGATGGAGAAGATCTTTCAGGGCTCCTGCCGGTATATTGATTCCAAGACTTATATATCTGACCTGACGGGAGGATTTTACATATATTCGAGATTAAAGAAAAAAGAGGTGAAAACCATGGAGACAAAAACGACGTCCGATGCGGACAGCAATTTGAAACCGGTCAAAATATACATTGATATGGACTGGAAAGGCTCCTTGAAAAAGGGGGATGCTTCCTACTCCATCGTACTTGAGACGATGGTTAAGGGAAGAACCTACACCGCTGTGCATCACGGCGAGATGGTAAACACCACCCAGAACCGTGCGATCCTGCATATTTCCAGAATCGCTTTGTCACATCTAAGGGGAAGATTTAATCTGGAGATTCATGCGGCGAGCGGGTATCTCGCCGGGGGCTTCAACCTCTGCCGGTTCCAGTCGGCAGCAGAGCGGGAGTATCAGGCAACGAAGAACGCTGACCTGATCGATAAGCTTCTCAAAGTGGCAGCAGGTCATGCCATTCGCATAGTACCGGAACAACATCATTGTTATACGGACTGGATGCGTAAGGAACGGGAGAAAGGGCAGCAGGGCGAAAGAGACCCGAAGATGTGGGAAAAGACCATTGATGATAAGAGATAGCCGAAGGGCGGAAAGGATAAATCATATGACAGAAAATATAAAAATGATGGTGCTGCAGATGCCGGTAAGCCAGCTTGAGCATCATCCGGACAATCCACGAAAGGAGCTGGGAGATCTGACGGAGCTGGCGGACAGCATCGGCAAGAAGGGCGTCATGCAGAATCTGACGATCATCCCGCAGGAATGCAGAGATCTTCCGGTGGAGCAGCAGCCGGGCATGTCACAGATCAGAATGGATGCGACATTCTATGTGCTGATCGGCAACCGACGGATGGAGGCGGCAAAGCAGGCGGGGCTTAAGACTCTTCCCTGCCGGATCGTCACAGGGCTTTCCAAGAAAGACCAGATCGCCATCATGCTGGAGGAAAACATGCAGAGAAACGACCTGACCATCAAAGAGCAGGGGGACAGCTTCCAGCTCATGTTGGATCTCGGAGACTCCGTGGAGGATATCAGGGAAAAGACCGGCTTTAGCAAGAGTACGATCTACCATCGGCTCAATATCGCCAAGCTGGACGGGGACATTCTGCAGGAGAAAGAGGAGGACGAAAGCTTCCAGCTCACCATGGCCGATATGTACGCCCTGGAGAAGATTGAGAGTGTAGAGAAAAGAAATGAGGTACTGAAGAAAGCAACCGGCAGCAGCAACCTCCGATACCTTGCCGATCAGGCAGCAGATGAGGAGAAAGAAGAAAAACGTCTGGAGAGATTTGCAGAGTGTATGCAGGCACTTGACATTGAAAAGGCACCAAAGGGAACAGCAGCATGGTCCAATGGATGGAAGATTACAAGGAGCATAAACCTGTCGGCGAAGTTTAAAACAGACGAAGACTTTGAACAGGAACTGCAGGAGCTGGAGTTATTAGAGACAGACAAGGAAATGGGGTGGAAGGAGGAATATGGATGGGCTTATGTGATGGAGAAGAGAGAACTGCAGGAGCAGAGCACAGAAACCTCTGCGGAGCAGAATGCAGCACGATCAAAAGCACAGCTCCAGGGGGAGAATACAGAACGGATCCGGAAGCAGTGCAAGCAGATTGTAGAAAGTATGAGAGCACTTATTTACAGAACGATCACAGAGAAGAGATGGGGAGACAGCATCGGAGGGACAGGAAAAATAACGGATGCCCTTTGGAATTTTTTGTTGAAAGAAGAACCAAGTATATCTTATGTGGTATTGGAGGATTTCTTTGACTGGGATATCCCGGAGAAAGTGGAAGATGATCCGGATGAATATGCAGAGCTGATGAAAGAGAAAACAGAATCCATACCGCGAGGAGAACAGATGCTGATCTTTGCATGGTCTGAGATCCAATATGCATACTCCGTATTCCATAATGGGAAATACGACAAGGAAAATGCCGGGAGACTTCTGGAAATGGCAGCCATCCTGAAAGATTACGGATTCAGCCTTACCGAAACCGAACAGAGTGTTCTGGATGGCAGCAGTCCATTATACACGAAGGAGGACGGCAATGATTAAATGCGAAATTCCCGGCTGCATCCATGAAGGATGCCATAGCCATCATATCGTATTCCGTTCCCAGGGCGGACCGGACATCGCAATGAATCTGATCCGTCTATGCCCTTATCACCACAATATGTCTCCAGAGTCGGTGCATATGAATCCTGCGCTGGACAAGCGTTTGAAGTGTGCGCTGCAGGAGGAATACGAAGTGTTATTTCCAGAAAGCGAGCTGACAGCGGAACTGGCAGCTGACCGGATCGGCATGAGCCGGAAGAAAGCAGAGAAATATTTTTCGAAGGTTCCGAAGAATCTGGACGGCACCATGGACAGAGAAAATATTATCCGCCGGCTGATGGGCGGAAGACTTTATTGAAATTATCGAAAGGAGAAAGACAATGGCAAAAATCAAGATGTGCTGTATCCATTATGATGGTATGAGCAACAAGCCAATCCAGAGCCGGTGCAGAGCGTTGAAGAAGCTTTATTGCAGCTGCGAGGAAAAATGCAGCTTTTACAAGAGCCGGTCAGAATACAACATGGACGGCAGCAGGAAGAAAAGGTGATCACATGAGCAGAAAATTAACAGACTGCAAGTGGCCGGACTGCTTTCATTGTGATCGCCCGGACTGCGAATACAACGGAACGATCAAAGAGGATGGTAAGTATTTGAACAAGCTGATTTTATGGAGTAAATATCAGCACGCCTGCGAAGCAAGTGTAACGGCAAGGCAGGCGTATGAAAACCGTCATCCGGAGGTGATGGCAAACGAAATATATGCAAGAATAGTACATCCGCTGCCAAGGGCAGCAGAGAAAGGAGAACAAGATGTATTTAACACTGGGAATATTAGTCATATGCATTATGGCGATAACATGGATTCTCCTGTTACCTTTATTTCCGGCAATCGGGGAATATTACCTGATGCTGAAAAAGAGGTTAGCAGATGAAAATATAAAAGAAAAAGAAAAGGAGACAAACAATGAATAACACAAAAACTGGAGGAGTTATTGCAGGAATTATTATGGTGCTGGTGGTTGTAATGTTTGCGATTAATATTCAGGTCATTCCGGCCGGATATGTGGGCGTGCAGTACAACATTAACAAAGGCGTGGAAGAGAAGGTTCTGGGACAGGGCTGGCATATTACTGCGCCGACAGTGAAAGTAAAAACGTATACCGTAGGACTGGAGCAGTCATACCTGACGAAGGAGAAGAAAGGTGACTCCAAAAAGGACGAAAGCTTTTCGGCGAGCTCCTCAGAAGGAAAAGCTCTGCAGATTGATCTTACATATTCGTATCAGTTTAAGGCTGATAAGGTAAGCGAAGTATTTACCAGATTTAAGGGACAGAACGGTGAAGATGTTCGAGACAGGTTTATCAAGCCGAATATTGTTTCCTGGACCAAAGAGGTGATTTCACGGTATAAGGTATCGGACATTTTAGGATCTGAGAGGGCAAATGTCAATACGGCATTGACTGAATATCTGGCTGATAAGTTTGAAGAATATGGCATCACGATCAGCAACGTGTCTTTGATCGATATTACAGTAGACCAAAAGACCAGAGAAGCTATCAACGCTAAGATTACGGCGCAGCAGGAAGCAGAAACCCAGAAAATTAATAATCAGACTGCCATTGATAAGGCAAAGGCAGATGCAGAAGTACAGAAGACCGAAGCAGAAGCAAAGGCAAATGCGGAGCTGATATCGGCAGAAGCGGAGGCCAAAGCAAACAAGAAGCTCAGTAATTCCATTACGGACGAGCTGATTAAAATGAAAGAAGCGGAAGCCCACCTCAAGCACGGATGGATTACAATTTCCGGAGCAGATAATACCATTGTGAAAGAAAAATAATTTGGCAGCAGATCAACAGGAGAATCACAGCCGGGTCCTGAAAAGGATCCAGCAAATATAAACTGCAATAACGAAATGAGAGGTAATTATGACAGATCAGGAATTAAAAGAAATAATATTGGAGATTAAAAACAGCACCATACCACTTCCAACGCAGCAGAAGATCATAAAGGAGCTGGAGGGCAGCAGATGGATTCCGACAACCTGCACCGTGGATCAAGTGATCAACGAATTGGAAGAGGAAAAAGAATATGCTTACGCAGATTTTGAAGCATATGTAAACGATGTCAGTCCCTGCTTGGATGCAGAATATGATGATCTATTCCACAGAGGACTGGAGAGAGCAATTAAGATAATAAAGGACGGTGGAAAGAATGACGCTGGATTTGGCAATACACGACCTAAAAGGAGCGTATGCAAGCGACTATAATAAGCAACTGGCTGAGTGGCTAGAAGAGCTGAAAATGCTTAGAGAATTAAAAAACGAGCATAGAAAGATTGGAAATATAGAGGGGTACAATCAAGGGTATAAAGAGGCTAACAATATTAAAAATGTACCAGTAGCATATGATGTGGATTGGGTTGTGAAACAGTTGAAAGAAAGACTATCTCTGTATCAAAGATTACAAAAATTACAAGACAGAGATTGTCTGCAATACGGCTACAAAATAGAAGCCACAAATGATGCAATCGAGATAGTAAAGGCGGGTGCGAAGAATGACTAATGCTGAAAGAATCAAACAGATGTCGGACAAAGATTTAGCAATATTTATTATGTGTCCAGCAGAGTACGATGTGGCATTTACTAAGAGTTGCGGATGCAACGGAGAAATGAATAAAAAACTGTTATCAATGCACATTGGAATGGCTACGGCAGGAAAGCGAGGGATGATATGGCAGAAAAAAGAATTGAGAAGAGTGAAAAAGAATGCGGTTAATTGATGCGGATAAGTTGGTATCGTACTTAAATGATTATGCATTACAGGAAGCACCATTCAGGGGGAGAGTGCAATTGAGATAGTAAAGGAGATTATCAATGATTAAAGCAGAAAAAGGAACAGTTATGGCAAATGGCTCAGCAGGAGAATTACTTACAGAGTATTCAGAAATTACAAAGTGCATTTACGAGGCATTAAAAGAAAGAACAGATGAAGATTTTGCAAAAGAACAGATGGATCTAGCTCACAAAATGGGCTTTATGTCAGAAAAAGAAGCAATTATAACGCTTGCGAAATTATTGAATGAGGCGTTAATGAGAAAAGGAGGGAGATCATGAATAAAACAATCTTAATGGGTCGTTTGACCCGTGATCCGGAGATCAGATACAGCTCCGGCGATGAACCAACAGCGATTGCAAGATATACCCTTGCAGTCGACCGCAGATATAAGCGTCAGGGCGATGAGCAGACTGCGGACTTTATCAACTGTGTCGTATTCGGCAGGGGAGCAGAGTTTGCGGAGAATTATCTTCATCAGGGTACCAAGATCGTGGCAGTTGGACGGATCCAGACCGGAAGCTACACCAATAAAGACGGCCATAAGGTTTATACCACAGAGGTCATTGTTGAGGAACAGGAGTTTGCCGAGAGCAAAGCGGCAGCAGCACAGAATGAAAACAGAGGAAGCAGTACGGGAAACACACCAAGACCGGCGCCGGCGTCTGATCCGGGAGACGGCTTCATGGATATTCCGGATGCAATCGAGGAGGAGCTGCCGTTTAACTAAAGGAGGGTCGCATGGCAAAGAAAGAATTAACCAGGAAAGAATATGAGAAAATTAAACGCATGGATCATCACGCAATGAAGTGCTACATAGAAAGTGTTTACTGGTCCGGCTATGATGCCGGGGCAAGAGAAGAGCAGGCAGATCAAATACACAACAAAATGCCGACGATCGATCAGATCCGTGACGAGATAGGCAAGATCAAAGGCATTGGTGAAAAGAAGCAGCAGGCAGTGATAGATGCGATTATTATAATATGGGAACAGGAGGGCAGCAGATGCTAAGTGAGGAAGTAAAGGAGATGAGATTGCAGCATATGTCTCTGGTACCGACAGAGGGAGCTTGTAAATTCTGTGGACAGATCACAGCCATAGAGGTGCCGGGAGACTGGCTGGACGAAGAGAAGAATGAATATGCAACGGAAATGTGTAAGTGCCCCGAAGCGGACTGGTATCGACTGGATAAGCTTAAGAAAGAAAAAGGCCGGAAGCGGGTCAGATCATTATTTGAACGTGACCAGTCGGATGTAGTCAGGAAATTCCTGCAGGAAGCAGTGGAATTGATCGCAGATGAAGATATCAGCAGCATCACGGTCAAGATTGATGATGTAACAAAGGCAGACATCAAAACAGGATCAAAAGGCGGTATCCGGGTGGAGAGGACGGATACAACGAAACAGATGGAGGAGTAGACACAATGGTAAGTAAGGAGACAAAGGAAACGATCTTGGCTACAATAGACGAGGTGTTCCAAAAGATGAATTCCATCTCATGGATTGATCGTCAAAAGGCAATGTCCAAGGAAGCATTTAAGAATACAGAAAAGATCCTGTATTGTTTCAACGTTCTCAAGGAACATGTCTCGAACGAGCAGGAATACCTTGAGATTGCATTGCACAGGAAAAGTAAGTCGATCACCTCCTACATAAAAAACGGCGGAGGACAGGTTGATGATGATACGAAGCTGCGTGACAGGATGGATTCCTACCGGCGTAGCCTAAACGACGTGGAGCGAGTAGAAGCGGCGTTGGAGCATATCCGGTCCATGAAAGGCTATGAAGTCATCGAGGCAAGATATTTTAATCGTAAACCAGGTGGCGATAATTACACTTGGGAAGAAATTGCCGGGACGCTGGCCGGATCAGACGGATATTCAGAGAATCTGAATGAAAAGACGGTCCGGGCATATAAGAATAAGCTGATCAAGGAGATGGCAGTTTATTTATTTGGGTCCGATGCGATATAATATTGCCCGAATTGCGACCCTAGACATATGCTTTTTAACGTGTTAAAATTTTTACAATTAGTTTTTTGTTATAATTCATTAAGGCGTATTTTCTTTGCAGGAAATGCGTCTTTTTTTCGTGGGGAAGGTGGTGAAATGTCAGATGTCAAGATAAAGGCAGAAGCAGACTACATGTCCGGTATGAAATATAAGGACATCGCAGAGAAATACAATGTATCACTGAATACGGTTAAGAGCTGGAAGAAGAGATATGCCTGGGACAGATCTGGGGATGCGAAAAAGGGTGCACACAAAAATACAAAAAGGGTGCACACAAAATCAGATCCAAAAGGATGCAAAACGTCCGGCAGCAGTTCATCACCTCCGGAGAAAGTAGTGGACCTGGCAGACAATTCGGATCTGACGGATAAACAGAAACTTTTTTGCGTTTATTATGTTCGCAGTTTTAACGCCACAAAGGCGTATATGAAAGCATATGATTGCGAATATGAAACAGCGGCGGCAGCAGGTTCGCGAATGTTAAGAAATGTTAAGGTGAAAGAGGAAATTAACAATCTCAAACAGGGACGTCTCAACCGGGAGATGCTTTCTGAGGAGGATATCGTGCAGAAATACATTGATATCCTGTATGCAGATGCAAAGGATTACATTGATCCGAAGCGAAATAAGATCGACCTGAACAATCCGTTCGCTGATGGAACACTTGTGAAGAAGGTCAGCTTCGGTAAGACGGATAGTGTGGAGTTACTGGATAAGATGAGAGCATTGCAATGGCTGGCGGATCATATGAGTCTGGCTACAGAGAAGCAGAAAGCAGAGATTGAACTGTTGAAAGCGAAAGCGGAAGACAGCAGCCGGGCAGATGAGGAACAGCTTCAGGAGAAAGAGAACAATGTGGAAGAGATTCTGAAGCAGTTGCATGATGTGGATCCGGATGAAGTGATGGAGTGAGGATGGTGAGAATATGAAACTGGTATTATCGCCAAAGTTTAAAGATTTCCTGACTACCAGAACCAGGCGGGATTATCTGGAAGGGACCACGGCAGCAGGCAAGACCACGGTAGGAATCTTTAAATTTATGATGATGGTTGCAGACTCCGATCTTAAGTTTCATGTGATTGCCGGAGCAGATCTGGGTACCGTGGAGAAAAACGTGATCAATTCAGAGCTTGGCCTGATCGCCCAGATGGAAGGGTTGGCAGATTATTACCCGAAAGGACAGGGAAAGATCAGCCTCCCTCACATCAAGTACCGGACAAGAAAAGGAATGAAGATCATTTATGTATGCGGCTTTGATAACAAAGCCCGCTGGAAAAAGGTTCTTGGTTCACAATCCGGCTGCGTATACATTGATGAGGTAAATACGGCAGATATGGAGTTTCTGCGTGAGATCACCCACCGATGCAAGTATATGATGACTACCTCCAACCCGGATGCGCCGGATAAGCCAGTGTATAAAGAATTCATCAATCACAGCCGTCCTTTGAAGAGATATGCCGCAGATTATCCTGTGGAGCTTCTTGCGGAGCTGAAGGAAGAACCGGTTAAGGGGTATGTACACTGGTATTTCACATTTTATGACAATGCTTCCATGACACCGGAGGACATTCAGGAAAAGATCGATGCCGTTCCGAGAGGGACGAAGATGTATAAAAACAAAATACAGGGGTTACGAGGCAAGGCAACCGGTCTTGTCTTTTGTAATTTCAGCAAAAAGCACCATGTCATCACGAAGGAACAGGCAAAGAAATATATCCGGAGCACAGGGCAGCAGACAGAATGGTTTGAATACTTTACCTCCGGGCTGGATACGGCGTACTCTACGACATCCCCAGATACCATTGCTATGAGCTTCGTTGGGATCACGAACAAAGGGCGGTGCATTGTACTGGATGAGAGAGTTTACAACAACGCCAGTCAGACGGTCCCGATCGCTCCGAGCGATACCGTAGTCAATTATGTGGCATTTCTGGAGAGGAATCGAAAGGAATGGGGAGGTCAGGCAAGGAATGTTTTTGTGGATAGTGCAGATCAGGCAACATTGACGGAATGCGCAAAGTACAAACGTGCCCACCCGGAATGCCTTTATATATTTAACAATGCATACAAGAAAGTAACGATCATTGATCGTATTATGCTGCAGCTGGGCTGGATGGCATATGACGATGAGAAACAGGCGTGCTATCAGGTGGTTGATACCTGTGTGAACTACATCCGGGAACTGGACAACTACAGTTGGAAAGAGGATAAGGATGAGGAGCCGGAGGACGCAAACGATCACATGATCAACAGTACACAGTATGCATGGATTCCATACAAGCACAAGATAGGAGGACGATCATGAGCACATTACATTTGATCATAATATGCGTAACCATAGTTTTTTGTGTAGCGCTGGCAAGCGATGGAGGAAATAGATGAGGTGGTTTAACAGAATGAGTGAGAATGTAAAACAGAGAATGCAGAGCTGGCTGCAGATCACGCCGGCAAACGTGCATAGTTTCAATATACAGGAGACGATGGACTTTCAGGCAAATGTGATCAAAAACAGAATATGGTATCTGGGAGATCCCGATGAGCTGGCACAGTTATACAGTCAGATTGACAGCAGCCAGAACAGACTCCGCTTCTGGGCGGCACGAAGCAGTACAGGCAGAGAGATCCGCAAGATGCACATCGGCCTGCCTGCGATCATGGTAGATATGCTGACCAGTATTATTATGACGGATTTTGATGAAGTCACTGTGCCGGATAAAAGAAAAGACACATGGCAGCAGATCAGCCGGGAGAATAAATTTAAGTCTCTGCTGGAGGAGGCAGTCAGCCAGACATTATATCTGGGGGATGGAGCCTTTAAGATTTCACTGGATACCAGGATGAGTGAGTATCCGATCATAGAATGGTACCCGGCAGACAGGATCGATATCATCTATGACCGGGGGCGGATGAAAGAGGTGGTCTTTAAGACTGCCTACAAAGAAGGCAATAAACAATATGAGTTGCAGGAGCATTATGGTTATGGATATATCCGGAATGAGCTTCTGCATAATGGACAAAAGGCAGAACCGAAGAACGTCTCTGCGTTAGCCGGATTGAAAGATATCCGCTTTGATAATTCGTTCTGCATGGCGGTGCCTTTTTATATTTACAGCAACCCACGGACGAAAGGAAGAGGCAAGTCAATCTTTGACGGTAAAACAGATGACTTTGATTCTTTGGATGAAGTATGGAGCCAGTGGATCCAGGCAATGAGAGACGGACGTGCAACAAAGTATATTCCGCAGGACCTTATTCCTAAGAATCCGGAAACAGGAGCACTTCTAAAGCCTAACCCGTTCGACAACACATTTATCACAATGGACGGAGGAATGAGAGAAAATGATACCGACAAGGTGGAGGTTACACAGCCGAACATTCCCCATGAGTCGTATCTGAGCACATATATCACCGCATTGGATCTCTGCCTGCAGGGAATTATCAGTCCTTCGACCATCGGAATTGACGTGAAGAAACTGGATAATGCCGAGGCACAGCGTGAGAAAGAAAAGACCACGCTATACACCAGAGGTAAGATTATCGATGCGCTGCAGACCACAATACCGGAGCTGATCAATACCGTATTCAAATCACTGGATACCTTGAATCAGGTAACGGTGGAGGAGACGGAAACATCGGTGGAGTTTGGTGATTATGCAAACCCATCGTTCGAGTCACAGATTGAGACTGTGGGGAAAGCCAAGTCCAGTGCCATTATGTCCAATGAGGCCGTTGTGGATGAGCTGTATGGTGATACCAAGACAGAGGAATGGAAGCAGGAAGAGATCAATCGTTTAAACGCCAGAGATGGAGCAGAGACGATGGAAGAGCCGGCGTTGAATATGGATGGGCTTGAAGTGGAAAAACAGTCGGCAGCAGAGAGCGAGGGAGGAATGACAGGTGAAAGTAAAAGTAAGTCAAAAGATGTACGGAATGTCCCGGAAGGAGTATCAGAAACTTCTTGAGGTGGCATCGGAACAGGTACCTTTTGGGATCTATGCGGTAGAGAAGACCGGTTACGCAGAGTTGCGGTGCGACCGGTGCAAATCCGTCACGCAGCTAAAGGCATTAACCAGACAGTTTAAATCACAGGGCTTCAAGGTACATTCTAACCGATAGGAGATATCACCATGGAGAATATGGATTATGATGTGGGGAAAGCATTTGCGGCCATAGAAAATGAGCTGCTGGATTCCATGATGCGGAATATGAAACGGCACCGTGCAGAGGAAACGAAAGAGGGCTTTCAGTGGGAACAGTGGCAGGCGAAACAGCTTGCCGGACTGGAAGAATACCGCAGAAAACACAAAGGAAAACTGGAAGAGCGGTATGAGGCGATCAATTCCAAGATGCGGATGGCGATCCTGCAGGCGAATGCTCAAGGGAAAATGGCGCAGGAGAAGAAAATACTGGAGGCAATCCGCAAGGGTGCTAAGCTGCACCGGGCAACTGATAAGCTGCAGGGAGAATTCTTTCGGGTCAATGACCGGAAGATGAACGCCCTGTTGGATGCCGTAGAGAGTGATATGAAGCGTGCTGAGAATGCAATCCTGCGAATGCATGATGATAAAGTTCGCCGGGCAATTTTTAATGCACAGGTATATGCAAACAGCGGAGCCGGTACCTATGAGAAAGCAGTCGATATGGCAGTGAAAGACTACGCTGCTGCAGGAATTAACTGCATTCGGTATAAAGACGGTAAGCAGGTCAATATAAAATCCTATGCCAGAATGGCACTCAAGACGGCAGGACTTAGAGCATACCTTACAGGAGAGGGAGCCAAGAGGCAGGAGTGGGGCATACATACTGTTATCATCAATAAACGTGGAAATCCATGTCCGTTATGTCTACCGTGGGTAGGCAGAGTGATGATTGATGATGTGTGGTCCGGAGGCACGGCAGCAGAAGCAAAGAAAATGGGGTACCCATTGATCAGCCAGGCGATGAAAGCTGGACTATATCATCCGAATTGCCGAGATTCCCATACCACATACTTTCCGGGGATATCCACACCTCCGGATAAGAAGTGGAAGAAATCAGAGCTTGCAGCTGTAGAGAAGAATGTAAAACAGGAAGCCCGACGGCAATATGCCGAGAGACAGGAGGAGAAGTTTGATCGCCTGGAACGGTGTGCAATGGACCCAGACGATCAGAGAAGGTACCAAAATAGAAAAGAATATTGGGGAGATGTAGTTGAAAAAAATCATAGTAATGATATAATTAAATCAGATCTTGGAGCATTCAAAAAGAAGCTAAGAGATGATAAAGATATCAGTAAAAATTATTACGAAAGCTTGAAAGATAAATTTGCACAAGGAAACGACGATGCCAAACGGTTATTCATGAAATATGCGGATGGAGATACGATAGAAGATGCATTGTTTAAAGGGACAGCCCATTATAATACCAAAACAAAGAAAATTTCCATGCATTATGGTGCTGATTTGAAAAATCCAAGAGGAGCAGGAGTTACATGGTTTCATGAGCATGGTCATTTAATTGATGATATGGCCGGTAAGTTGTCTGATGATGTGGTGTTTAAAAAGATGCTACGACAGGATGCTTTTAAATACAGAATAACATATGGTCATAAGAATGGTTTAAAAACATTTGATAAAGTTGATAAAGCAATCAGTAAAGAATTGCAGGATATGCGGAGCCATTCAGCAGTATCGGATTTATTGGAGGGAATAACAGAGGGTAACATACATGGATGTGCGGGGCATTCGGAGGAGTATTGGAAAGATCCGAAGAATATTACTGCAGAAGCATTTGCACATATGTTTGAAGCTCAGTTTGATGAAGTTCGTTATGCGGAAATGAAGAAATATTTTCCGGATTCGTTGGAGTATTTTGAGAAAAAGTTAAAGGAGGGATAAAATGACTCAAAAACATAAGGAAGCCAGCACGAAATTTATTGAGCATTTTGGGTATTATCCCAATCATCCCAATGCTATAGATTTTGATCAGGATGCCTATGCAGAGGAACTATTAAAATGTGTTGCCGATGATTTTGATTACACAATAAAGAAATATGGTACGGTGCCAAAAACAGAGCAGCCTGAACCAGAAATAATTTGGGATTAAATACCACCAGTCAGAAATGATGCGGTGGTATTTTTATATCCAGAGAGGAGAGTATCATGGAAGATTTTCGCATAATATACAAAATTCTTCGAATCCTGCAGAAAGCAATGGATCTGGAAGAGTTTGATTCAGAGGAATTGTCAGCGGGAGCGTTAGGCTTAACGGTACCAAAATGGAGCAGACTGATGGCAATGCTGCTGAAGGAGGGGTACATATCCGGAGGACAGACCTGGAATACTATGGACTGTGGTTATCCTAAGGTAGCTCTGACCCGGCCGGAGCTGACAATGAAAGGATTAGAGTATCTGGAGGAAAACGGGCTGATGAAAAAGGCAGCAGGACTGGCCAAAGGAATTATAGGGACAGCCCTGTAGCAAGGAGGTGATCCAATATCTCCCGACTGTGGGTAAAACAGTATACGACATCCGAAAGGGTGTTTTTTTGTTGCAATTTTATATTGCAACTCTGCCCGAAGGCGAACCGAACACTTTGTTCGGGGATAAACTACGAGGAGACACCTGAGAACAAAACTGAGTGAGACACACGTAAAACTGGATGGGGAGACACCCCTACAACTGAAAGGAGCAATAAATTATGAGAAAGAACATGTTACCAATGAATCTGCAGCTTTTTGCTGATCCGGAACCAAGTGGTCAGAATGCCGGCGGACAGCCGGAGCCGAACGGCACACCGGCACCGCAGGCGGGGCAGCAGGAACCGCCAAAGACACCGGAGATTGATTATGAGAAGCTTGCAAGCGTGATCGAAGGAAAAAAGTCAGTTGCAGAGGATACCGTGCTGAAGAATTACTTCAAGAAGCAGGGATTGAGTAAGGAAGAAATGGACAGTGCCATTGGTGCATACAAGAAGCAGAAACAGGAATCCGAACCGGATCCGACTGCCTTACAGGCACAGGTGGTACAGGCACAGCAGTTGGCAGTTGCGTCTGAGATTGAGAAGGAGGGCGTGCTGATCGGCGTGGAGATGGGGCTTGATGTGAAAACAATTCCGTATGTGATGAAGCTGGTGGATACATCTGCAGCGGTGGCAGACGGTAAGGTGGACACAGATAAACTCAAGGAAGCAATCAACAAGGTACTGGAGGATGTTCCGGCGCTTAAGCAGGGAAAGTTGGAGGGGCAGTCCAAGGGATTTGTACAGGTAGGAGCCGGACAGACCGGCAGCCAGACAAGCACCGCAGGGCAGCAGTCGGCTACTCCGGTGATCCCGACAAAACGTTGGAATCGTTTTAATTAAAAAGAAAGGTGAAATAAGGTGATAATATGGCATTAAATTATGCAGAACAGTGGAGTCCGGAATTATTGGAGATCCTGATGCAGGGAACATTGACTTCCCCGTTTGTAACAAGCAACGTAAAATGGCTGGATGCAAAGACTTTTCATTTTACTCAGATGAGCGTGAGTGGTTATAAGAACCATGCTCGTAATGGTGGCTGGAATCGTGGAAATTACGCTCAGACAGATGTAGCGTACACGGTAGAACATGATCGAGATGTATCTTTTCTGGTGGACAAGGCAGATGTGGATGAGACCAATGAGACAGCGTCCATCCAGAATATCAGCAGAGTCTTTGAACAGACACAGGTGGTACCGGAGACGGATGCACTGTTTTTCTCAAAGGTGGCAAAGAAAGCGCAGGAGACGGATGGATATCATTCATCCACGGCGACATCTGCGTATACCAAGGCGAAGGTCTTTGGCATGCTTAAGGATATTCTGGCAAAGGGTAAGCTTCGCCGTTATAAGGCGAATGGTGCTCTGATCATGTATGTCCGCAGCGAGATCATGGATGCTCTGGAACAGTCTACGGAGTTTACCCGTAAGATTGAGATGACTCAGATCGCAGAGGGCGGCATGGGAATTGAGACCCGTGTAACTGAAATTGATGGTGTGCCGATCATGGAGGTCGTAGATGATGAGAGATTCTATGATGCCTTTGACTGGGATACGGAAGCTGGTGGATTTGCTCCGTTGAAGAAGGTGGCAGCAGACAGCAGCCACGGAGTAGAAGCCGTGACAGGGGCGCATAAGATCAATGTGCTGGTAGCATGCGGACAGACCTGTAAGACGGTACCGAAGATCTCCAGCATTTATTATTTCGCACCGGGAGCCCATACAGAGGGAGATGGATATCTGTATCAGAACCGTTCCCTGTCGGATGTATTTGTGTTCCCGAATGGCAAAGATGGCAAGATCGATTCTATCTTTGCAGATGTGGATACCACTGAGTATACCGCCTAGGAGGGATGCGGATGTATGCCGATAAGGAATACTACACGGAAACCTATGGTGGATCTTTGATCGGAGAGAAAGAACTGACACGACTGTTAGAGAAAGCCAGCCGGCAGATCGATACGTTGACATTCTGCAGAATCCGTGAGATTGGTTTCGACCGTCTCACGGCATTCCAGCAGGATCAGATTCAGTATGTGACCTGCATGCTGGCTGATTTTATCTATGAGAATCAGGATGAGCTGGAGTCTATGTTGTCATCCTATGGAATCAATGGCGTGTCCATGACCTTCTCAAGTGGAGTCAATGTCACGAAGGTGCAGGGCGTTGTGATCCGAACCGACATTTATGCAGAGCTGGAAAAGACAGGACTGTGCTGCAGGATGATTTAGGAGGTGGCAGTGTGCGTTATCCATGTCTGGTAAAGAAACGTCAGTGTAAGACGCCGGTAAAAGTATCTCTGGAGCAGGAGGAGCTTAGCGTGTACGGAGAGCCGGTAATAGCAAAGGAGATTGAAACAACATGTAACTATCAGGACAGCGCAAAGACGGTGCTGACAGCAGAGAAAAAGCTGATCCAGTTGTCGGGGGCGGCTTTATTTCCGGGAGATATCGCTCCGGATCTGCCGAATCTCAGTGGAGGAACCATTGAGATAAACGGGGAGAAGAGGAGAATATTCCAGGGAAGAAAAGCCAGAAACCCGGATGGAACAGTAAATTACAGTGAATTGGATGTGATGTAATGGCAGTGAATTCAACGATCAAGATCGATCAGGGCAAAATAAGGAAGCTGACAAGGGCAAGCATCAGGGCTCTGGAAAAGACCGCAGAGGCGGTTCATACCGAGATTGTGCAGACTCAAGTAATGCCGAGAGATACCGGAGCTTTGCAGAATGAAAGCACCTTTGTGGATTACAGCAACAGCAGTCAGGGAAGCTGCTCTATCGTATCAGATACACCGTATGCCAGACGATTGTATTATCATCCGGAATATCAATTTTCGAAGGATGAGAACCCGAATGCAAGAGGTAAGTGGTATGAACCGTGGATGAAAGGCGGGGAACACGAAACATTTGCAAGAGATACTTTTAAGAAGAATTACAAAAAGGAGGCGGGCTTATGGTGAACTTGGCAGATATCAGAGATTATGTGGCAAAACTCGGCATTGTAAAAAATGAACGCTGCTACATGGGGAAGATAGACACAAAGCACGAAGAAAGCATCGGCTGTTATCATCTTCGCAGGAGTGGATCGCCTCGCATCCCACTGGGAGGACAGGAGAACATGACGTTCGATGTGCTCCCGGTATCCTTTTTGATTCATTGGAACAAAAACGCTGCACAGACAGATCAGAAGGCTAATGAGCTGTATCGGATCCTGCAGGATCTGAGAGATGTAACCGTAAACAATAAGCAGATAAAATTTTGTATCATGCAGGTACCGTATCCGCAGGATGTTGGAACAGACGAATCGGGTATTTTTGAGATGGTCATTGAAACAGAGTTTTACTGCAGCAAAGAAGTGAAGGAGGAGAAATAATCATGGCAGCAAAAGAAGGAGTATTTCCTTGTTATGAAAACCAGTTTCATGTAGGAGCTACGAAGGCGGATAAAGCGACTATTGCGGAATGCGAAAGCTTCTCGGTATCTATCGACAATGGCGTCGAGACCTGGAACTCATTTACACAGGAGGGATGGCAGAGTGCATTACAGACGGCAAAAGCAATCACTATTTCGGTCAGCGGAAAACGTTGCATTGGCGATACCGGTAACGATCTGGTTGCAGGCAAGTGGCTGGCAAATGGTCAGGATGCATACGTTTACTTTGACTGGACATTCCCGGATGGTACGGTAGTTGCATGGGATAAGGCGGTTATCAATGTAACGAATGTCAATGGCGGAGATTCTACGAATGTGGCTCCGCTGGAGTTTGATATTGTATCGAACGGCAAGCCGACAGTCACGAATCCCAGTTGAAGCGGCGCAGGAGGCGTCGCTGGCGAATCAGGCAGTCGTAGCTGACGAAAGTGAACCGGCTGCAAAATCAAAGAAATAGAAGATGATGAGGAGCTGATCTGCCAAGCAAACGGCAGCAGCTCCTTTTGTATTGCCGAAAGGCGGAACGGAGGAAGAACATGGCAAAGGTTATTGATATTACGGATAAGTTAAATTTTGAGGAAAGTCCTGCAATCACGATTAAAGGGCAGGTATATAAAGTGAACGATTCTGCAGAAACAATGCTGAAGCTGATGGGATTATTTGATGACAGACCAGAGGCAGAAGCGGTGCCGGCAGCCTATGAGCTGCTCTTCTCGGAAGAGGACAGGGAGAGATTAAAGGGTCTGAATCTGAATTTCAAGGATTTCATGACTTTGATTGAGGAGGCAATGGATCTGGTTCGTGGAGGGGATGATGATACTCCCAGCGGGGAGTAGCGAGAGCTACTATGATCTGTTCGAGGACTGGGACCTGATCGTATCCAGTGTTCTGGAACAATATGGCATCCGTATTTATTCAGCGGAGTTTAAGGGGATGAAATGGCTGGGGGTTTTTGCTTTGATCTCCGGTATTGGTCAGGACACAGCCCTGGGAAGAGTTGTGGCAATCCGTGCTGAGACGGACAAGGAAGTGATTAAGCATTTTTCAGATGATCAGAGACGGATCTGGAGAGAATGGAGAAACAAGTCCGCAAAGCAGAAAAGTCCGGAAGAGGTCCAGAATTACCTCGAGATGTTTAAGGCAGCATTTGTCAGAATGGCAGGTGATAGTGGTGGATAAGAAAAAACAGAAGAAAGTGAGATGTCCATACTGCGGATATGAGCTTCCGATATTTTATTCATCGAAATCAGAAGCCAGAGATATCTATACGGTATGCAAAGGGAGAAACTGTAAAAAGAAATTTAAAATAACGTTGGTCAAGTAGATGCCATTATGAGCCGATGACCGCGCACTAGGAGGTGAGCGCATTGGCTGATGGTCAGAGTGTTGGTAAAATTCATCTTGATCTTGGAATTAACAGCAAAAATTTCAGCAAATCCATGTCCGGAATAGAGGGTATGGCAAAAAAGGCGGCGAAAACTCTGGCCGCTACGTTTGCAGTAAAGGGAATTACAGATTTTGGAAAGCAGTGTTTGGATCTCGGTTCTGATCTGACCGAGGTGCAGAACGTAGTCGATTCGGCATTTGGTCCGAAGGTATCTAAAAAAGTAGATAGTTTTGCAAAGGATGCTGCGACCTCTTTTGGTTTATCGGAGACGATGGCTAAGAGGTATGCGGGTACCTTCGGAGCTATGGCTACTGCGTTTGGATTTTCTCAGGATCAGGCAGCGGACATGTCTACGCAGCTTACCGGGCTGGCAGGAGATGTTGCATCCTTTTACAATATATCGCAGGATGAGGCATATACAAAGCTGAAATCCGTGTTTACCGGCGAGACGGAGTCGTTAAAAGATCTCGGAGTTGTTATGACGCAGACAGCGCTTGACAGCTACGCTATGGCAAACGGCTTTGGCAAAACGACAGATAAGATGACTGAAGCAGAGAAGGTGGCTCTGCGATACAAGTTCGTACAGGATCAGCTTAGCATTGCATCCGGAGACTTTGCAAAGACATCCGGGTCGTGGGCGAACCAGATGCGTATTCTGTCTCTGCAGTTCGATTCGTTAAAAGCATCTATCGGGCAGGGACTGATCAATCTGTTTACGCCGATCATTCAAAAGGTCAATGCCTTGATGAAGAAAATGGTCGGGCTGGCATCGATTTTCAAACAGTTTACCGAAATGCTCACTGGGAACAAGAGCAAAGATGATGGTATCGCAGCTACGGCAAATATGGCAGCAGATGCAGACAGCAATATGTCGGGAGCATCTTCTTCAGCGGCGGATCTGGCAAAGAATACCACGGCAGCAGGAAAGGCTGCGAAGAAAGCAAAGAAGGACATGTTTGGTCTGGCCTCTTGGGACGAGCTTTCCAATAATTCTTCTTCAAAGGATTCTGATTCAGGAAGCACAAGTGCAGGAAGCGGAACGGGAGCGGTAGGAGGGAGTAATGTTGCAGCGGGTTCCAATGTTCTGGATAAGGCAGGAGAAAGCGCCGGAAAACTGTCAGGCATACTGGGGAAGGTAAAGGAAGAATTTGTTGATCTTGCCAAGAGATTTGCAGCCGGTTTTCAGCTAGGGCTTGGAAATACGAAACAGGTATTTCAGAGCATTAAGGACGAAATTCGTTCTATCGGTCAGTCATTGATAGATATATTTACGGATCGATCTGTAATCGATGCCGTAAAAAAGTGTGCTGAAAAGATAGCAACGGCACTTGGAAAGATTGCTGGAAGCGTTGCAAGCGTTGGTCTCACGTTGGCGGACCTGCTGGTGGGAAGCTTCGCAAAGTATCTGGAACAGCATAAGAAGGACCTGGTCAAGCATCTGGTGAACCTGTTCGATATTACAGGGCAAATTGCGGAAATTGTTGGAAACTTCGCTGTGGTAGTAGCGGATATTGCAGCAGTATTTCGTTCGGATGAAGCCAAACAGATCGGTGCAAATCTGCTTAATATTTTTGTAGAAACGAAGCTTAATGTGCTTACGCTGATGGCGAAAGTGGGTAGAGATATCATTGACACCCTGACCGCACCGATTATAGAGAACAAGGATAAGATCAAAGAAGTTTTAACAAATGTAATTAAATCCGTGTCATCGATAATTGGCACAATATCAGATGTTGTGACTAATACATGGGACAAGATTCAGAATGTATATGATCAGCACATTCATCCGCTGTTTGAAACAATAAAGGAAGCATTGTCAACATGGGTTGGAACAATTTTAGATGGCTACAATAAACATATTGTTCCTGTTTTAGATCAATTTGCGAAGAAGTTTAAAGATGTTGTTGAAAAATATGTTCAGCCAGCGATTGATGCTGTATTGGATGCTGTTGGGAATCTTGCTGACATGCTCTCCAGCGTACTAAACAAAGTACTGAAGCCGCTTATTAACTGGGTAATTGCAAATATCATTCCTGTTTTGGCGAAAAACTTCCAGAAAGCCGGAAATATTATACTTGCAGCGATGAAAGGTGTGTCACAGATCATACAGGGAGTTTCGGAAGTGTTTTCCGGAATCTGTAAGATTATCAAAGGTATCGTTGACGGTGAATGGAAAACGGTCTGGGAAGGAGTGAAGGACATTGTCGGGGGTGTTCTCACTGCGATCCAGGGACAGTTTACCGCTGGATGGACAGCTATTAAAACAACATTCCGACCGGCGGCAGTCTTCTTTGAAACGATAGCGTCTGCAATTAAGGGAGCCTTCCAGGGGATTGGAGAGTGGTTCAAAAATACCTTTAGCGGAGCAAGCGATAAGTTGAAAAGTGGCTTTTCGGGAGTGAAGTCGTTCTTCAGCGATAAAAGCAAAGAGGTTAAAGATGCTTTTACAGGTATTCCGGATTGGTTTAAAACAAAATTCGCAAGTGCATACGATAAAGCCAGCGGAGCTTTCGCAAAAGCAAAAGATAATTTTAAAGCGATCAGAGATAATATCAAGGCGCCGTTTGGAGGAATAGCAGATTGGTTTGAATCGACATTCAAAGGTGCTTGGGAAAAAGTCAAGGACGTATTTTCTTCAAGAGGAAAGATCTTTGCCGGAATTAAAGAGGGAATGGAAAAGACATTTAAGACAGTGGTGAATGGGCTGATCTCCGGCATTAACGTTATCGTATCGAAACCTTTTGACAAGATCAATAAAATGCTCAACACGATCCGCAAGGTTGGTGTTGGCAAGATCAAACCGTTTGAGAAGCTGTGGGAGGAGAATCCGATCACGGTACCGAAGGTTCCGGCACTGGCACAGGGCGGATATGTGAAAGCAAACACACCGCAGCTTGCAATGATCGGTGATAACCGTCATTACGGCGAGGTGGTATCGCCGGAGGATAAACTGCAGGCAATGGCGGTAGAAGCCGGGCGTTTGGCAGCAGAGTCTACTTCTGCAGCATTGGTACCGGTGATTGAAAGGTTGTGCAATGCGATCATCACATTGGAGAACACGTCCGGAGGAGTAGAGCTGGAGCAATACAAAGAGGGCGATCTGCTTCGCGTAGTAAGAAATGAAAACTCAAAATATAAAAAGCAGCATGGTGTGTCTGCATTGACGTAAGGAGGGGATGCGATTGTACGATGAAAGCAAAGGGTTGATCGCTATTGCGACCGGCTATTCAGATGGAAAATACACCTATGAGAAGCTAAATCACGATTTGCTGCAGCAGGATACGGTTCAGTCCACTCCGGATCAGATGCAGGACAAAGACTCTTATACAAATGCGAAAGGTTATCTCAAGAGAACTGTGATGGAGCATTCCAGATCGAAGTGGGAGGCAAATACACATATCATTTCCGACGAAGAACTGGATCAATTATTGAGCTTGTTCGATAAAGGCTTTGCGGTGAAAGATGGTGAATGCTCGAAGAAGAAAAGACAGCTGTGTGTTCGTTATTATAATGATTGGAAAAGGGACTATGCAACTATGATCTGCTATGTTCCGGATATTACATTTCAGTACAAAACAAAGCTTAAAGGCAGACTGTATTATCAGCCTGTCCGTTTTGCTTTTATAGAGTTGTAGGAGGTGGTTTTATATGGTGGATCTAACAGATGCCCAAAAGAAAATCTTTTGCAGCGGTACATATTTTCATGGCTATCAAATGCACTTCCCGGATCTGGGTCTGACGATCGGCAACGATACAATTCATTCCGAAGCGGTGACGATCAAGGAAAGTATCTGCGATGAAGAGGAGCTTGTACTCGGAGGCTGCATTGCATCCTCTTGCGAGTTTGAGGTGTCGGAGATCTTGCAGAACGAGCTGAACGGGCAGGGATTTATCGCCATTCAGGAGACGGTGGATGAAGATGGCGATACAGCGATACAGCTGCCGATGGGATATTATCAGGTTGATTCTGCGGAACTGGTGGATGACAAGGATTATAAGAAGGTCGTGGCGTATGACGCTTTATATGGAGCATCCGTGGATGTCTCTGAGTGGTATAACGCTCTTTTTCCGGCAGAGGAGAAGAGTGTCACAAAACTGCAGGACGGCAAAGAAGTCACCGTGAAGGTCGTGGAATACGGGACGGTGAAGCTTAAGGCGATGAGAGAATCGCTGTTGCAGCATTTAGGGATCCCGTTTAAATCGCAGGCACTGGTCAACGACGATATGGACGTGGAGAAAACCATTGCTCCGACGGCGGGAAGTCTGACAGGAACCACGGCGCTCAAGGCAATCTGCACGGTGAATGCCGGCTTTGGACGTATGGATCGGAGTGGAAGTTTCGAGGTGATATATCTGCCGGATATGCATTCTATTGGTTTGTATCCACACATTGGCTTATATCCGCATGTTGGGTTGTATCCTACAAGTTCCAGCGGCACATCACAGGACATGACAAAGCTGTCCGGCGCATCTGATACCGAAGCAGAATATAGGAGTATCCGGTGCGAGGAGTATACCACGGACAAGATCACCTGTCTTAATATTCAGACGGATGAAGAGGACATTGGTGTGACGGTCGGGACGGATCTGAGCAATCCATATCTTATCACCGGAAATTTCCTGCTATATGGAAAATCGGTGGAGGAACTTAAGACGATAGGCAGCAATATCCTCTCCAAGCTGAAAGGCATCTATTACCGCCCGGTATCGGAACTGAAGCTGAATGCTTTGCCGTATCTGGAGACGGGGGATATGATCGTGGCGGAGAAAGAAGCAGAGAAGGTTTATTCATATATATTCTCCCGCACGATCTCCGGCATTCAAGCGCAGATCGATACTTACGAAGCGAAGGGTAGTCAGAAACGACAGAACGAAGTAACACAGGAAAGCGAATTGATGCAGCTCAAAGGCCGGACGTTGAAGATTCAGAAGAACATCGACAGCGTTTACATTGAAATGGCAAATGTGGAAAAGAAGACGTCTACCAGATTCGAGCAGACGGATGAAGCAATCCGTCTGGAAGCAAAACGTGCCACAGGTGCGGAGAAAGAGCTGCAGTCCTCTATCGAGCTGCAGGCAGACAGCGTTGTCCTGAAGGTGGACTCTGACGGCAGACTGGTAGAGGTTGCTCTGGGTGTTGATCCGGATACGGCAAAGACTTACTTTAAAGCAGGGGCGGATAACATTGATCTTGAAGCGGAGGATGTATTCAATATTATATCCGGTGGCACACTGAATCTTTCCGGAAAAAAGATCACGATAGTCAGTGATAAATTCAATGTTACAGAAGATGGTACCGTTCAAGCTGAATCAATTGATATTTCCGGGGGACGGATTCATTTGGAGACAGTGAACAGTCCTGACAGTTTATTGAAACTGTCAAACTATAAGCCAAAGGTAATAGCGAATGGGGAAGAACTGGAAGTAAAATACATAGGAAATGGAAAACCAAAGGATGAGCTTACCATACCGGACGGTACTGTAGAGATAAAGGGACCGGCAATCGGGGATCTGTATTATGACTTGGATACAGATACGGTATATCGCTTTTTTTATGGCAATGGAGCTCATTGGAGGGAATATGACTATGAGGAAAATCTGGATCAAAGACCTACATGTGATTATAATTCAACAGCAATGAATACCGAGGAAGGAGTGTCATCAGAATGTTATACGACTGTAACTCTGGATGTTGAAGATGGCAAAGGCGGTTATGTAAAACAGCAGTTTAAGGATAGCAGCAAAACGATACACAATCCTTACGGTATTCATCTTGAAAAAACATCACATACAACAAGGATGGGAACTGCAGAAGAGGAGACGATCGCGGCAAATATAACACTGGACGAAGAAGAGTACGATGGCGAATTAAAAAAACAGCCGGTAATAAAAACGAGTGCACCATTTAAAGTGCAAGAAGTGACCATTGATGGAAGTGATGAAAATATTCTAAGTACACCTAGCATTGTATCATGCACAGGCATGAGGATTAACGGAATGCAATACATGGCAGGGACTAAAGTTTTCACAGCTGATGCAATAACAGTTTATACAGTAATAGATGTTGAAAATATTAACGGTATGATGCCTTTTACGGCTGTAAATGCTGATTGGGATGCATGCCCATTTACGATAGATGTGGTTTCCTTATCGTTAAAAGGAACATCCGGAACTCCGCAATTAGTTATATCGCATTCAAAAATAGAAAAAGGGAAAAGTTACAGGATAAATTACGGATATTGGGCAAATGTCTAGAAAGAGAGGCAACTATGGCGAGTTATTTAATACCGGAACCGACGGCAGAAACATCAAAGGCTCTCGCACTCGGCACAAGGAAGGGATTGGGAAATCTTTTGATTTCGCAGAATGCGGAGCAGTATTCTTTTAAGCCGGACGGGAGCACAGAAGAGTGGTGGGCGATTGGAATGATCGCGCACGATGGAAACTACTGGCATCCCCTGATCGTATCAAACACAAAAGAATATTCGTACTCCTTTTCGACAAAGTATTATCCGAATAATGACCCTCTTTCGAATAATACAGCATCATTTGAGTATGAAGGGAAAATCTACCATGCAAGTTTCGGAGCCTTCGGGTCGATTGGCAGTAGCAGTGTAACGACCAGTGCAAAGATACCGGTATACACGGAAACAAAATCCGCCAACATTGAGGAAATGGCAAAGATCCTGATCGGGTTGCATCTTGCTGAGGGCGGGACACTGCCCGGTAAAAAGTCGGCATTTGAGCCGATGGAGTATGAAACGATTGGCTGGAAGAATGATGGACCACCGGACATATCGGCGGAAAATCTGGGGAAGATGGACGAGACAATCGAAAAATTGTGTACCAATCTGAATGTTGCACATGAGGAGCTCGAAGCAGATATTCAGGAATTGGCAGAAACGATAGGGGCAATTACGACAACACAGTTTTAGAAAGGAGGAATTTGAGTGAGCATAATGAGTGACCTGCAAGCTATAGCAGACGCAATACGCTGTAAGACCGGTAAAACGGATCAGATGATGTTGTCAGATATGCCGGAGGAGATTGAAAACATTTCTGGAAGTGGTGAGGACAGCTATCCGCATCCACCCTTATCAATCTATGTCCGTCCGGAGATCGTGTGTGAAGTACAAAGTTTAACAAGAACATATCCGGCTTATCAAACAAAAATATATTTAACAAATTAAGGAGGTAATACAATGATAACTAAAATGGGTAAAAAAGCGTGGGACTTTCTCACGCAGGGAAAGATAACTGATGAATGGTTCGATACAGATACCGTGACTGTAAATGGTGTTGTTGTAAATCGTGAAAACTATGGAAGCAGTACCTATTATAAACAGGAGTGGCAGTATGAAAATCGTTTTAAGATTCTTGAAAGACAGGCTTTTTTATCTCCGATGTATACCAGCATTAGCGATGCGGCACTATACGACCAGCTATTCCCTTATCGAATAAGCATGCTGGTGAGAAACAATCAGAATTACGATGCTAAAAATTTTGCGTGCAATCCGTTTATCTATGGAAAAGATTCAGACGGTTATACAAGATCAGTGTTTTTTGGAGCGTCTGATGCGCCGGAAAACGAAGATCATTACTGGCTACAGGATTGGTTGCAGGGAGTATATTGCTATACGTATTCTCGAAATGAAGTTAAAAAAGATAATGTTACCGTTGAAAAATTAGCGATTTACAATTCGACAGAAAATGAAGTAACGATAAAAGAAATGTGCGCTTGTGTTAAATATCTCTGGATCACTAATGCCAACGGAGGACCGACTACAGTCAGCACTAGCACAGGAATGACAGAAGCCGCCGCTCCGCTTATCATGATTGATAGAACCGTGCTTGAAACTCCGTTAGTGATTCCAGCAAAATCGCTGGGAACGTTGATTTTAAAATAAGAATAAATAGATAGCACAAGGAGCGTTAGCTCCTTATTTTTATGCCTAAAGAGGCGGAAAGGAAGGTACATTATGGACAAATTACAAATCTATGCAGCCCAGCTTGGGCTGTCAACAATTACGGCGGCCATT